GAGGCCGGCGACCAGCGCCGCTATCACGTGCCATGTCCCAGCTGTGGCGATGCCGACATTCTCACCTTTCGACCGCGCACTGACGGCAGAGGTCACTGGATGCGCTGGCCATCAGACGAACCGATGGCGGCCTACTTCGTGTGTCGCGGAAATGGGTGTGTGATAGAGCACAGCAGTAAGCGCGCCATGCTCGAGCGCGGCGCTTGGATCGCGGAGGCTGCGTTCACAAATCATGCGAGCTTCCAGATCTGGGCGGCGTATTCTCTGAGCGCGAATGCAACATGGGGGCAGATTGCGTCTGAATTCGTCGACGCAAAGCGAGACGGGGCCGAGGTACTCAAGACGTTCGTCAACACCGTGCTCGGCGAAACATGGCAGGAGCGCGGCGAGGCCCCGGACTGGGAGAAACTGTACAGCCGGCGCGAGACGTACCCGGTCGGCACTGTGCCCCCTGGTGTACACTTTCTCACAGAGGGCGTCGACGTCCAACTGGACCGATTCGTCTATGAGGTCGTTGGGTGGGGACTCGATAAGCAGAGCTATTCGATCGAGTTCGGCTACATCATGGGCGAGCCGGACGCGCACGGTAATCACATCAAAACGGCGGCCACATGGGCGAAGTTGGATCAGCTGCTCTCGAAAACATACGAGGGCGAGAACGGCCGACAGTTCCATTCCGTAAAAATGGCGATCGATAGCGGCAATGAGACACAAGCGGTCTACAACTGGGCCCGGAAAAAGTCGCTGAGCCGAGTCATCGCGATCAAGGGCTCTGGCACAGAGCGCACGCTGATCGGGATGCCGTCGCCGGTCGATGTCACCTCGCACGGCAAGCGGAATCAGCGGGCGTACAAGGTATGGCCGGTCGGCGTGGCCATCGCGAAAACCGAGCTCTACGGCTTGCTTCGCTTGCCGATCGTCCCGGATGGCGAACCGTATCCGCCCGGCTACTGCCATTTCCCCGAGCACCCGGTCGAGTACTTCAAACAGCTGACCTCGGAGCACTTGGTACCAGTCGAAAAACGCACCGGCCACGTCAAGCGCGAGTGGCGCGTGCTGCCCGGGCGCGAGAATCACGGGCTGGATTGTCGCGTATACGCCAGGGCGGCCGCTTCAGTTCACGGGCTGGACCGGTACCGCCAACCAGTGGACGATCCGGCACCGGCACCGGCGGCGGAGAATTCAGAGGTCGCACCGGCACCGAAACAACGCGAGAAAAGCACCAAGGGCCCAGGCTGGCTCAAGGGCGGCGGCGGGCGCGCCGGCTGGCTGGGCGGGCGCAGGCGTTGACACGCTAGCCGATTCGTGATCTCCGATAGCCTGTGGCTGCATCGCTATGGTCAGAGGCCGATATCACCACGCTCAAAGCTGCGATCGCCAGCGGGGTGATGATGGTGAGCTACTCGGGCCCGCCGAGTCGCACGGTCACCTACCAGTCGCTAAACGCGATGCGTGAGCTACTCGGGGATATGGTGCGAGATGTCCGCGACCCGGTCGGTTTCAGGGTGGCGCAGCACAACAAAGGCTTTCGCCCGTAATGGCGAAGAAGAAAGCCAAAGGCCCCCGCGTCACATGGTGGGATCGCAGACTCGCTAGTATTGCCCCGAAATGGGGTGAGCGCCGCGTGCGGGCAAAAATAACCCTCGCTGCGCTGTCGCGAACCTATGACGCTGCAACAACCAGCCGCCGCACATCTGGCTGGCCACGGTCAACGAGTGACGCAAACGCATCGTCGAGGACCGCTCTCGGTCCGCTCCGTGAGCTCTCGCGGGATCTCCGCCGAAACAACGGGTGGGCGCGTCGTAGCGCCGAGGTGATCGTCAACAACACGGTCGGCTGGGGTATCGAAGCCAAGGCGGTCGCCACGAGCGAGAAAGTCGCCGCGCAGGCCGCCGAGGTCTGGAAAGCGTGGGCCGGCAGCAAGAGCGCTGACTACGATGGGCGGCTGACATTCACTGGACTCCAAGCTCTCGTGATGGCCACAGTCGTAGAATCCGGCGAAGCGCTGGTGATGCGCGTGGCCGCAAATACTGCAGACGGGCTCCCGTCACCTTGGCGAATCCGTGTGCTCGAGCCGGACTATCTTGACACGTATCGCGACGGCACCACCAACGACGGCAACCCTATCATCCAGGGCATTGAGACGGACGGCAAAGGTCGCAGACTGGCCTACTGGCTGTTCGGCAGCCACCCGGGATCAACAGATCTCGCCACGATGTCGCAAAACAGTTTCACGTCGACGCGCGTACCAGCATCCGAGATCATCCACGTTTATCGCTCTGATCGACCGGGCCAAATGCGCGGTGTCCCGTGGCTCGCTGCCGCGATCACTAAGCTAAACGACTTCGAGGACTACACTGACGCCCGGCTAATGCAGCAGCGGATCGCCGCCTGTTTCGGCGCAGTGGTCACAGACATCAACGGCGAAACCGACTCGTTGGGCACGCAATCCACGACAGATACACAGCTGGAGACCCTCGAGCCGGGGATGATCCTCAACATCGGCCCCGGAAAAGATGTTTCGCTGATCACCCCACCCTCAACTGCGGGGCACAGCGATTTCAGCACGACCGAGCTCCGGCAGATCGCAGCAGCCATCGGGATCACCTACGAGTCGATGACCGGCGACTACAGCAAAGTAAATTTCTCGTCCGCGCGCATGGGCAGGCTCTCGCACTGGCAGAACGTCTATAGCTGGCGGTGGCTAACGATAATTCCGCAGCTGTGCGACGGCGTCTACGGCTGGGTAATGGAGATGGCCGCGGCGCTCAACGAATGGCCCGAGGTCCCAACAGCCATGTGGACGGCGCCGCCGATGCCCATGCTCGAGCCGGACAAAGAGGGGCTGGCGGTTACGCGCCTGGTCCGCTCCGGTGCCCTCACATTTCCCGAGGCCATCCGCCAACAGGGCAACGACCCCGAGGCGCACATGGCAGAGATCGCGGCGAGTAATGCCGAGCTCGACCGGCTCAAGATCGTGCTCGACAGCGACCCACGAAGAACCTCGACCGCTGGCCTGTATCAGCCACCGCAGGCGCCCGGCGACCCCGATTCTGGCGGACCTGCTGACTGAGCCTGACCGCTCCCAGCTTGACACGCCTCGCAATCCATGATCTTCGGATCTTGGCATGGGGAAGAAAAAACAGAAGGCCGCCGACCGAGAGAACGGACAGCGCACCCGGACGCACGACCTACCGCCGCTGTCGCTTCGAGCGACCATTGACCCCGGCTCGATCAACGAAGAGAAGCGCACCGTCGACGTCACGTGGACGACCGGCGCCCCCGTCTTGCGAGGCTATTTAGACCGCTATTTCGAGGAGCTGTCGCTCGATCCGAAGCACGTGCGGATGGGTCGCTTGACCAGCGGCGCCGCGCCCGTGCTGGACGCGCACAGCAGCTGGAAGATGGGCGATCAGATCGGCGTGGTCGAGTCTGCGCGTCTCGAAAAGGGCAGGGGTATCGCCACGCTGCGTTATGCGAGCGAGGGTGTTAACCCGCAGGCCGATCTGGCCTGGCGCCTCGTCGCCGACAAGATCTCGAAGAACGTCTCGGTCGGTTACCGCACTTACCGCCTCGAAACCATCGAGGACAAGACGGCGAAGATCCCCACCCGTCGAGCGACCGACTGGGAGCCGTACGAAATTTCACCGGTGCCAATGGGCGCTGATGCTGGAGCTGGCGTCCGCTCAGAGGACGCAGTCACAAACCCGTGTGAGTTCATTGGACTCGACCAGGAGACCAGAGACATGCCCGACAAAGCCAAACCCGACACCAAGCCGGCCCCGATCGATCCCACTCCCGCCCCGATCGTCGATCTCGACGCAGAGCGCGCGATCAGGGAAGCGAAAGAGGCAGAGAAGCAGCGCGGGATCAGCATTCGCGCCATTGCTACACAGCTCAATGCCCCGGCCGATCTCGTGAGCGAGCACATCGGCAAAGACACGACACCCGACGCATTCCGCGCTATCGCGGTCGACGCGTGGGAACGCGCCAAAAAGCCGGTCGTCCCAGATACGGCGCGACCTGACATCCTGTTCGGCGCCGAGGAAACCGACAAGTATCGCCGCTGCTGCAGCCATTGGCTCATGCAGCGATCGGCCGTTGGCGGCATCGTCGAAGCGGCGGCAGCGAAGCGCGGTGACACGCTAAAGCTCGACCCCGGCATGTTCAGGGGGATGACCTTGATGGACATGGCTCGAGCTGCCCTCGAGCGCAACGGCGTCAACACGCGGGGATGGGACCCGCTAAGGGTGGCCGGCGAAGCACTCGCCATGCGCGCCGGTGGCTACCAGGCGATCGGGGATTTCCCGGTCATTCTGGAAAACACCTTGCACAAAACGCTTCAGGGCCAGTTCGCGATCACCCCGGACACCTGGCGTCACTTCTGCCGAGTCGGTTCGGTTTCCGACTTCAGGGCTCACCCCCGCTACCGGATGGCGACGTTCAACGTGCTCCCGATCAAACTCGAGGGTGCCGAATACGTCAATCAGGCGCTGCCAGACGGCGAGAAAGAATCGATCACGGCCGGCACCCGCGGGTCGATCGTCCAGTTCACGCGCGAGATGTTGATCAACGACGACATGAGCGCTTTCACAACCACGGCGACCGGTCTCGGTCGCGCAGCCGCGCTCACCATCGAGACGGCCGTTTACACCGCCCTGGCGCTCAACAGCAATCTGGGTCCGGACCTGAACGACGGCGATTCGCTATTCCACGCGAACCACAGCAACGTCGGCGCCGGCGCGGCGCTGAGCTCAGCAGCCATTGACGCGAACAGCGTCATCATGGAGTCGCAGACCCTCCCGGGCGGAGTCGAGATCGCCAACCTCCGGCCGAAGATTCTGCTCATTCCGCGCGGGCTCAAAAGCACGGCCATCGCGATCAACGAAGCCAAGTTCGACCCTGACACCACCGGCAAGCTCACCCCGAACACCACAAACGGGATGTTCGACAACATTGTCGCGAC